AGCGATAGTACGTGGGATTCCTAACGATAATGCTCGTACTCTACTAATACGTACATCAACTTCTTCAGGTGTTATAAAGTTATAGTACGCCTTAGAACCAGCGACACCAGTACGCTGCTGTAAAGCGGTAATTTCGTTACTAATAATAAGGAACTGCGAACGCATCGTAGCCTTACTTGTCTTAACATTATCAGCAGGGAATGTTGAGTCTACTGTGCTAGTCATTTAACTTCTCCTTGCCGAGCCTTGTAGATAGCCCAACGTAATTGAAACAAATTTAAGAGCTTTAGTAGCATCACCACTAAATCTTAGTTTACTTAATTTATACCTAGAAGTCCAAGAATACAACTTTTCTAGTCTTGTAGGTCTACCACCGCCATATAAGTTACCATACTCATCGTTACCATATCCGGGACTATCACCACCACTAAATGTTAAAGATAGATTAGGATCAAACTGTTCTGCTTCCCAACCTAAGTCATCATCAAATAAGAACTCATCGTCCCAAGTTTCGCCTGAGAAGTTAGTGTCATAATAGATGTTATCAGTAAACATTGCACATGAAAATTGTTGATCGCCTAATGTATCAAAGTTAATGTATCTACTTTGTTTAGTTAAAAACCTTTGTCCTGCATCTGACCAAGGTAACTCCCAAACAAACGGAATAGGAACACCACTATCAGCAACATTAGCTACAGGAGTCCATCCAGTATTATCAGTCCAAGGAGTATCATCATCCCACATTTCTTCAGAACCTACGTAATCTTTAGTAACAGGATCATCATCTGTACCATATAAGAACACTTCTGTACCTGAAGTAAAAAAGATACGTTTTAATGAAGAACTACAAGCACTTGACCAATTCCAATTACGAACTTCTGACCATGCTTCTATTTTTAATGTTGTGTTCTTTTTAAATACATATCCACGTGTTTCAGTAGTGTTACTAACTAAGTCATGGTTAGGTATAAACAGCATATAATCATTAGCTTGACTATCATAAACACTAAACGTGCGATCTTCTAATGCTGCTGTAGTTGTTAAGTCATTTATATCACTTTGTATTTCTGGATCAACTAACTGACTAAACCTATCAGGTCGTGTAGCACCAGTAAATAATGCACGACTTACAGATGATACACCGTTTTGATCTGCAAACAGTACATCTTCACCGATAGTTTGAATAACTCTATGACTTAATGATCCATGACCTTCCATAGAATCAGTAAATGTTGGTGTATGATCTGTACTAGTAAACACTCCTAATGTTCCGGGCAGTACTACGTCATCAAAGAATACAAGTAAGCTCGTTCTAAAACTTCCTATACCTTTAATAGTGTCACTACCGATAGGAACACGGCTACCTAAGTTCACTGATACTGCGTCATTAGGACTATCATCACCAACAAACACTCCACTAGTATCAGTAGATGTTATATGTATAGTACTTGGTGCAATAGGATCACCTGCCATAACTAAGTACCTAGCATGAGCAGTTACATACTTACAAATTGGTGTATTAGCATTAGAACCGTTAGCAGGATCAGTTAAGTACTGACAGTTAATATTAGAATCAATTATAAGTGGTTTATTAATTCCATTACATACTATAAGTGCTCCATTGAATACTGCAAAACTAGCAAAGTTAGTAGTAGTCCATCCAGTAGGATTACCGGGCAAATTATTAGCCCAGACATCTGACCAAATTTCGTACACTGCTCCTGATGCATCAACTCTAACTAGTTTACCATTACTACCAACAACAATAATATTACCACTAAAGTAAAAACAGTTAATGATTCTGTCTAATACTGCGCTAGTATCAGCAAATAGTTTTGTTCCTTGTCGTACTCCATTTGCTCCATCTTTACCACGAGCTATATTACGTAACTCGACAGAAAACTTAGTAGATAAGTTTAGATCGTTATCAATAACATTCCATCCACCAGAGAAGTCTCTGATAGTAGCGTCTAACATTAAGTTAGATCGTTGTACTTTGCGTTGTGTGGGGAATAGGAATGTACTAGTCATTAAAAGGGTATCTCGTTCATGTCTCTAGTTCTTTGTTCTCTTTCGATTAACTCACTTAATAAGTTTGACTGTCGAGTTTGACTAAGTCTTTCTCGATTATTGGGTACACTGTTTCTAATTCTTTTTATCCTGTTTGGATCAAGAGCACGACCTTTACGTACTTGTTTTTGAACACTTGTTAATCCACTTAAAGGAGTCTTTTGTGCTTTATCACCTAACATCATTTTTGCACCTTTAACATTATCACTTGACCCACGTTTTTTTACTAATTTAGGAATAGAAAATGATTGATAAGTATCAATTCCACCACCATCTTGCATTAATTCTTGTAAAAATCCATCTTCAGTCTGTGGACTTACTGGTTTTGCTTTACTTTTAGCACCTGTAATTCTATGTCCGCTAATATCGCCTTTGGCATTCTTTAATGCTGGAGAACGTGCCATAGATTTCATTATTTGCATCATTAAAGGTTTATCTTTAACCATACCTAAACTTATACCAGACTTAACACTGTTACCTATTCCAGTAATGCCATCTAAAAGTAATCTTTCAGTATCTTGATATGGATTAATTTTAGGTCCAATAATTATATCATCAGCACGACCTTGTGATATTATTTTTTGGTCTACTAACATGTCTACTTCATTTTTATTTGGTATAGAATTACTAACATTTACACTAGAAAAATTCTTGCCATCAAAGTTTCCTTTTGCTTCGCCTACTAATGTATTATCAAAATCATCTAAAATATTAAATCGTAAATCGCCATGTTTATTAACAGGTTGTTGTTTAACACTAAGCATCTCTCCGGGGCCTTCTGGTCTATTAGCTGGCATTAACTGCCCTTTCATAGCTTTAGTACCTTTTTTCATCATAGGACCAATACCAAATGGTAATACTCCTAATGCTTCTAAGCCCATCATTCCTGTATGTTCAGCTGCTTTACCATAATCTCCTCTACCTACTGCACCAATAGCACGACTAACTTCATCTCCTGCTCTATCAGCAGATGCTATTGCACTAACACCGGGAATAAAATCCGCAGCAGTAAGAAACTTGTCTATAAAATCAGTAGTACGCCTACTCTCTATACCCAGACCTGTAGCTGCGTCTTGCAGCACTGATCTAAAATTAGTTGGTCCTGCTTTTAATTCAGCCATTAACTAGGTAACTCTACAAATGAGAATGACGTTGGCAAACTAGTCACAGGGTCGAGACTAATTGGAGCATTAGAGAGATTGTTCTTTAATTGCTTAACCCTAGCTTCAAACAACAACTGAAACTTTTGTGTTGCGTTAGGATTAGTGCCATCGTCTTCTGCAAAGTCGTAGACTGAGCCGAGTATTAGTGCTTGATCATCAAAGTTAATTGTATCTTCAGATGTAAATGTATCTGGTTTAGTTCTATATTGCATAACAATACTACCAGTAGAAGCTTTAGGCCATACATGAAATACTTTATCTACTGCTGGATCAGACTCATAATGTATAGGAGTTGTACCAGCTAATTCAAATGGATTAGTACTTCCCGGACTTAACAATGTTACAGGAGTGTTCCCACCTGTCCTGTATATTATACGTATGTCATCAAAACGTTTAATTAAGTTAGTAACATCAGTAGTTACCTGACCATTAGTACCATCTAAGGTGAACTGTTGGAAAGTTAAAAACTGAGGCCACCAAGCTTCATCAAACAACACATCAAATTTATGCTGTATCATATCACCTATGACATCTTCTGCATAAATTTGAACGCCAGTACCAGCTACCATTGATAGCCGATCCTGAACTTTCACTATTAGTTGTGCTAATGTGCTCATAATAGACGACCGAGGAATGAAGGGGAGTCTAAATTCCTCGGTCTTACCTATTAACCGTTATACTGTTCAATACCGTGAAGATCACTGGTATCTACTTTGCATCGGACTTCATAGGATACAGAGCCATCACAAGCACTAGTACATAAGATAGTACCACGAGTATCTTCTGTAGTAGCAGTTTGTGTAGCAGTATCATCACCAGCAACAAATGTAATAGGCTCAACAGTAATTAAATAATTAGCTGCACCACCTGATGGAGTACCATCGGGTGATATACCCATTGCACCATACTTAGCTACAGTACTAGTTGCTTGATCATCATCAGTAGTAGCAGTGTCACTATCAAGAATAGCAACACCAGAACTACCAGCAATAACAATACTAATACCAACTACATCAGTACTTCCCACTACAACAGTAGAGGTACTAGCTCCAGTAGTAGCAGTTGTTACGACAGAGTTAACTCCTGTTATCTGTCCAGCTATTGGACTAGGAACTACTACATCTGCACCAGCAGCAAAACGAACTGCATCAACTTCTACAAGTACTTCTACTGCGTCGTGTGGTTTTGTCACATCATCTTCAGTATACCCAACAACGCTTTCAGCTTTGTAAGGAAGACCTAAACGATCTGTCCAGCCTAAGTCCATAGTATCACTAGCAGCACCAGTAGCTACTGCCATCGAATCTACATACTTAAATGCTTTGTTACCTAATTGTACAACTGTTCCAGACAGTGTGAACTGTTCCTTCATTGCTGTACCAAGATAGTCACGACCAGATACTGTAACAACATGATCAGCACCAGACGATCCTACACAAGAGAGACAACGACCATAAGTCGCATCTATCTTACCAGCAGTAGTTGTTAATGATGTAGAACTTCCATCAAAAGTCGTCTTGTAGTCAGAACTTGTGTAGGAAGTTGCACTGTTTGTAGCACTTACTCCATCAAAGATACCATCTGCATCAGCAGCAGCAGGTGATCCTAGATATGCAATATGCAAATCATCAACAACATCAGCAGCGAACTGCATGTTAGGAACATACTGACTAATGCTACGAGGGTAGTTATCAGCGAGAACTTTACTCATCTTTCTTCTCCGTTATGTATTTACGTGATGAACTTTAGAATTTTTAGTGACACGTTCTTTTTGCTCTGACCGAGAACGAAGAGAAGCTGTTTGGGCTACCCCCATATCGTCACCAGTTTCCATATTTACTAAATGTGGATCGTTCAAAAAGCCTTGGCGTGTCATTTCTTCTTCAGTCCAGACATGGATACTAGAACCGTTAGGAAAATAAACCATCCATCCAGCGTCTACTTCTGTGTCTTCATAATTAAAGCCACCAAGTAAAGTAGGGATATCATTCTTATCTAAGATTGGTTCTCCCTTACTATTTAACTGTACAATAGGTTTAGCTATCCTACGTTTTCCTTTTCCATCTAACTTATGTACTTCAAATCTAGGTTTGACGTTCGTATTACTCATCCCCTTACTCTCCTTTATTACGAGTTAATCAAAACTGCATGTGTGCGGAAGGCTTTCCACATACACCATTGTCCTTGCCATACAACACGACGACCATGCGCATCAATCGTCCAAGGAGCTACTAACTCTTTGACCTTCATGTTTACATGTTTAAGAATGTGAAGTCGTAAGTACTTACTATTAATAAAGAATGCTTTATTAACAGGGCAATCTTCGTCGTACATCATTGGAATGTTCTGATGCTTAACACCAGAAAAACCTAAGTCCATCATCTTCTTACCAGAGTTAGACTCTGACAAATTGATAACAACCTTATCACGTACAGCAGTGCGATAGTGACGGAACATATTACGTCCACAAAGAATAACATCAGGCTTATCACCCTTAAGAGTAAGATCCATTAGGATATCATCAAATGCTTCTTCGATGTTCGTAGAGTCCAAGTTACCATTGAAATCATAAGCAGATGTTCGCCATTGAGTTTCATTAGCACGATTGATGTTACCAACAGTACCAGTGGTAGGATCATCAGGAATAAGTAAACCTAAACCTTGTGGATCAGTACCAGCACCAGAAGCATACAAGTACTCAGAGAATTTCTCTTTGATACTTTCTTCTAGTACGTCGATCTTAGCTTTCATCAATTTAAAGATTTGAGCAGAACCTTGGTTCTCATCTTCTTCTTGATCACTGATAACAACAGAACCAGCCACACGTGCCCAGTTATATGTTACAGTATCAAATTCACTTGTCTGAGCGATTGGCTGCTCATCAAAGTATTCATAAGAAGTGATGTTAGGGTTACGACCCAAAGTTAATGGGTTAGTAATTTCGTGACCACCGTCTTCGAACTCAACACGATTGTTAGCAAAAGCCCATGCCATAAGAGCATTAGACTTAATACTAGCCAAGATAAGTTTCTTACGAGACTTAGTTAGTGTTGATTCAAGAACTGTGGCAATAGGTGACGATGCCATATTATTAGTTCCTTATTAGTTTATTCCTGCTTCCGACATTGCTTGTCTAATAATGTCGTCAGTGCTTGTTGAAATATCAGCCACTTGTGCAGTATCGGTAACCAGATTAGGGGTTACTCCACCACCTTCAGGAGGCTGCGGTTGCGCATTAACTCTAGCTTGTTGTTGCTGTGGCTGAGACTCTTGCTCTTGTTGCAACTGTGCTAGGGATTTCGTCCAGTCTAAACCACGACTAGCGTAGTAAGATTGGAGTTTATAATACGCAGCTTCAACATTAAGAGATGGCTCTTGTTGCAGTAGCCGGGTTAAAGAGTCTTCATGTACTGCACTATCGGGATACTTTGAATTAAATTCATTGTATATTGTCTCTGCGCGATTTTGTGCTTCTTGTGAATCAACTCTTTCTTGTTGTTCACCTAAGATAGGAGCTAATGCATTATCAAGCATTTGCTTGACAGCTTGCATATCAGTCCCACCAGAAGTGATTCCATCTACATTATGCCCGTTAGACTGAGCTTGTGTCAACATGTATTGTATAGCCTCTACAGGATTGTTCTTGTAAGCTGCTATAAGTTGTGCACCTGTTGTTACTTCTTCGGGAGATAGTCCGTACTGAGTACCAACTGTTCCAGCATTGTTAACTGCTTCCATCTGAGACTTAACAACATTTAACTCGTTACTAACTTGGTCTGCTCTTTGCTTCTCACGTTGGGCAGTTTCATAGAACCTTCGTTCTTTTCCTCCTGCTGCAATAACATTTCCGTTTGCATCAACGAGGTCTTGGGGACCACGAGATTGTTCTTGTTGCTCAGTTGTACTGCTTCCGTCAGGATTTTGGTCACTACTGGCTGTAGATGTTTGTCCAGAAGCGTTCTCCTCCGTTCCCGAATCTTCTTCTTCCGTACCATCGCTTGTAGTCGGTTCATCCCCTTCTCCCATACTGTTTAGAATTGCTTCATCAGTAGTAAGTAACCCATTATCTTCGTCCATTAAGTCATCCCCTTAATTCATTGTAGCCGCTTGAGGAGGTTGCTGTTGTGCTTGACCTTCTTGTTGCGGTGGTTGTTGTGACATTGCACTTTGCAATGCTTCTTTCGGTGATACTCCAGATTCAATAGCACTCTGTACTTGTTGTTTTAACTCTGGAGGTAGTTGTGCCAAAATCTCTTTTATCTGTTCTGGACTTGCCGTTCCTATATCATTAGGACTACCTGACTGGCCTTCTGCTGGTGGTTGTTCTGCTCCTGATTGTTGTTCAAGTGCTTGTTGTAACTCTTGCCAATCTTCTTCTCTCATTGTTACTTCATCAAATGCCTTCTCCATTACTTGCATCATCATCTTAAGTACTGGACCGGGAGCAGCATTAACAAATTGACCTAGTACTTGTCCAAACTCTAATGCTTCTTCTTTCTTAGCAGCACTAGTAGGCTTCTTAGTTGATCCACCTAATACCGTATGAGACAGTTGAGAGATTTCTTGGGCTGTCATATTTTCCCATTCTTGTGCTTGATCTCCAATGAGGTTTGTAACTGTTTCTGGGTCCATATATAAAAGACACAACTGAGCTACACCCCAATAGATCTGACCAATCCAATCTTCAATCTGATCAGACTTCTCATCTACTCTCATATTACTTGCACCAACATTAGCTTGTACTGCTTGTTGATTAGTATTTGTTTTAAACTGTTCTCCACGCATAACAGTAGAAACAGAAGACACACGATCAATCGCACGATACATATCTTCTTTATCAAACATCTTTTCAAACTGAATAGACGGAGGAGGAACAGATCCAATAACATCACTGATCTTCATTTCTGGGGAGATGTTAAGCCCTCTAGCAGTTCCGTCATCACCATTAAGTACAGCTTGAGCATCTTCTTGACTAATGACGTTAGTGTTGAAAAATATGTTACGTCTTGCCCACTTACGAGATCTTCTCTTTTCATCTGCAATTTCATTGATACCATCCTGCTGATCTAAATAGTAAGACACTTCTCCTTTAGTCAATGGACCATTAGGAGACTCAAAGAATGTAAGAGGATAATAAGGGAAGAATGTATCTAATTGTAATGGATCGTCCCATACCCATATAGGCCAAGTCCAATCATTACTATTAAATAGTAATACTCTTCTTGTTACTTTATCCCATACAAAATAGACCTTAGTAAGTTTAGCCTTGTCGAAACTTTCTTGATCAGAGAATCCGAAAGACTTATGTGTCTCATCTTTATCATTAGAGAATATAGAATAGTTTTCTTGATCCTGTATTCCTTCGTCACCATCTAATGTAGTCTTCATAACATGAGTAGGTTGGTAGATGGATTTATATTCATTGCCTTTAGTCTTACGAGCATAACGTGCAAGTATAAACTCGGTAGGTAACATGTCAGTTTCGATTAGCCAGTTAGCATCAGACAGATCAATCTCTTTTGCATTCGGATCTACCATTATATCAAATGGAGACTTTACTTTAGCAAATGGACCAGCAGGTTGTAGTATGTCGATACTCTCTTCTAATGCTAAGATCTGACCTTCTATCTCTACTATACGTTTAGAATCTTTAGCTTTCTCTAAGTCTTTAGCTAACTTAGCTAGATCACTAAGAGCTTCTTCACTACTCTCTGTCTTAGGTGTCCAACCAATCTTAATCCAAGATCTATTAGTAAGAAGTGTCGTAACAACACAACGCTTTGCTTTAGGTTTAAGATTAATTCCTGGAGATGCTTTACGACCACCTAGCACATTAACAAGACGCTCAAGTACAGTTGCTAAAGCTTTCTTCTCTTCGTTGTTAGATGTAAATTCAGCTTCTGGATTCCTCGCATATAACGCCGGAACCATAGTCGTGACATTAGCAAATACCACATTTTCTGTCTCCGTGATATTATTGTTAAGTTTACGATTGCCTATTGTATTACCTGAAGCATTCTCTTGTCCTTGTCTATGTCCTAGCTGATCGTTTTCATAGTAACGAATAGCTTCTGACCATGCTTCTCTAACACCTTCAGTTGCTTTCATAGATTGTGAGACACGAGACTTCCATACTTTACCTGTAGCTTTGGACACAGGGATTTTACTATCACCTAATATTTTATAAGAAGGATCTTTACGAGCACGAGATCTTCTTTTACTAGGTGCAGAGTCGCCAAGAGAAGCATCAATTGCAGCATCTACTTCTTGGGGGATTTGATCATCAGCCATTAGTCTAAGTCCTCTGCGAGTTGTCTATTAAATGCAGCAATTTGTTCCTTAGTAGGATTAGCAGGAAATGGTGTACCATCAGGTAAGGTTCGTCCTGTTTGACTTAATATAGTATCTAACTGTGGATGTTCATACCCTATTAAGTCTTCTAACATACCTTTTGGTAATGTATCATTAGCTGCTGGTGATCGTATTAATTGCTGTACTGCTTGATTTTCTGGTCCAGTTAAAGATGTCTTAGTTGGTACTGGAGCATCAATCCGTCCGAGTTTACCTTGTTGTATATCACGTAAGATATTAATTAATGTATCTTTTGAACTTAGTGTTCCTTCAGTTGGAGCAGCACTTCTTGTTTGAGAAGGATTAAATCCTGATTGATTACGTTTAAGTTGTTCTACTAATGGAGAAGACTTAGGACCAAGTTCGTGACCAAATTTCATATCTTGTTGGCGCTTCATAATTTGTTTGAATTGTTGTACTTGTTGTGAGTTTTCTCCAAACTGAACAACCAACCCTTTTAGATAGTCAATTTGCTCTTTACGATTTATACCAACATTTAAAAATTTAGCTGAAGCGTCTGGACTAGCTTCGCGTGACAATCCAATAGCTTCACCAAGTTCTTCACCTTCTTCTGCTGCATCATCCCAACTCCTAGATGTCTGTAAGTTGTCTATACTTTGATCAGCATTTAACTCATTAAACTTTTGATTAGTGCCAAAGTATTCTGCATCTATTTTTGCTATAGCTTTTTGTGCGTCA